CAACAATTTACAGAAAGTTTTAATCAACCAATAATTAAATATTTGGAGGACTAATGACTGATTTATTTGATGGAGAACTTGAACCAAGCTGGAAAGATCATTGGAAAAATATGCCTGAATTTGTGCAAGGTGATCTATCACCTCATCGAGTTATTTATGTTCGATTTAGGAATGATGAAGATGTAAAGAAATTTGAAGAACTTATGGATCAAAAGATTACTGAGAATCAAAAAACTATTTGGTTTCCTTATGCTGAACCTAGAATTGTTTCAAATTTAAGATATGTTGATGAATCCTAGTTATCCAATTTACATTGTTTCTAAAGGCAGATGGGAAAGCAGATTAACCAGTAAAGCATTAGAAAAGATCAATGTTCCTTATTACATCATTGTTGAAGAACAAGAATATGATCAATATGCAAATGTAATCAATCCTGAAAAAATCCTTATTCTTCCTAAAAAATACTTAGAAGATTATGATCCTTGTGATGATCTTGGATTCACAAAAGGAAAAGGAGCTGGTTGTGCTCGTAATTTTGCATGGGATCATTCCATTGGTTTATATGCTAAATGGCATTGGGTAATGGATGACAACATTGCATCATTTCAACGATTAAATCGTAATTTAATGGTCAAAGTAACTACTGGAGCAATTTTTAAAGCTTCAGAGGATTTTGTCGATCGATATGAAAATCTAGCAATAACTGGATTTAATTATGATTTTTTCTGTCAATCGAAAGAACAACATCCTCCTTTTATTTTAAATACTAGGATTTACTCTTGTTTGCTCATTAGGAATGATATTCCTTACAGGTGGAGAGGTAGGTATAACGAAGATACAGATCTATCCCTAAGAGTTCTTAAAGATGGTTGGTGTACAGTTCAATTCAATGCATTTATCCAAGAAAAAGCACAAACTCAAACCATGAAAGGTGGTAATTCAGATGAATTTTATTTTAAAGAAGGAACTTTACCTAAATCACAAATGTTGGCTAATTTGCATCCTGATGTTGCTAAGGTGGTATGGAGATTTAATAGATGGCATCACCATGTAGACTACAGGGCATTTAAAAAAAATAGATTAAGATTTAAACCTGATCTTGATATACCTGATCAAATAAATAATTATGGAATGTTTCTGAGGAATATAGATTGATTATGATATATTATTTATATGGAAAAGATAAAAATTGAACCCAAAGGAAATGCTGTAAAAAAGGTAAGAGAGTTTCTTGTTAATCAACAAACTCCTTTTACCTATGCAGATATTTTGAAAAATTGCGATTTAAATGCAACTGAAATTTCAATGGCTTTATGTCATTTGGTAAAAATGAAATTTGCAGTTCGTGAAAAAATCCCTAATCCTCATCCAAGAGGTAGGAGAAATATTTGGCAATACACTTACATTCATAAAAAAGTTAAATGAAACAATTTTTTATTCTTGCTAATGATGTGGCAAGAAATAATGCAATTCAAGCACTTAAAAATGCTCCTGAAGGATATGTAGTTGAGGTAAAACCTAAAAGCAGATCCTTAGAACAAAATGCATTACTTCATGCACTCATCCAAAAAATATCATCCAAGGTAGAATGGGCAGGAAAACTAAGAGCAGTAGATACATGGAAAAGACTCCTTACAGCTGGTTGGTTAAGAGCAAGAGGTGAATCAATTGAAATATTACCAGCACTTGACTTCCAAGGGGTAGATATTGTTTTTCGTCATACTTCTCATTTAACAGTTAATGAAATGACAGAATTTATTGAATACATCATGGCATGGGCTATTGATCAAGGAATTGAAATATAAAACAAAAAATACAAAATTCTGATATGATGTAATCACCAAATAAGGAAAAATTATGGAAAATTGGAAAAATATAATTGGTTTAGAAGATTTTTATGAAGTTTCTAATTTAGGAAATGTTAAATCAAAAATTAGAAAAGGTCGTACATTGTATGGGGAAAGATTATATGGTGGAAAATTATTAAAACCAATTATTCATGGAAATGGTTATCCTTGCGTAAATTTAACAATTAAAGGTTTTAGAAAACAATTTTTAATTCATCGATTAGTTCTTGAATCTTTTGTAGGATCTTGTCCAGTAGGAATGGAAGCTTGTCATTTAAATGGAAACAGATTGGATTCTTCTTTAAAAAACTTAAGATGGGATACAAGAAGTAATAATGCTTTAGATAAAAGACATCATAAAACTTGGCAAGGTGCTGAAAATAATGGAAATTCTAAATTAACAAATGCACAAGCAAAAGAAATTAGATTATCAAAATTATCTGTTAAAAAATTAGCTGATATTTTTAAAGTTGCAGAATCAACAATTTTAAGAGTAAAAAAACAAGAAACTTATGATTTTAGAAAAATTAACATCTAAACAAAGAAAAGATTACTATGAAAAAGTCGCAAGAATTGGATGTATATTGTGTCAAAAACTTGGATATGAAACAACAGATTGTGGATGCGAACTGCATCATGTCAGAACAGGTAACATCCCAAGGAAAAATGCTCCAGTTATCCCCTTGTGCTTTGAGCACCATCGAGGAAATACCGGTATTCATGGACTTGGCACTAAAAGATTTGAAAGAACTTACAACCTTACCCAACAAGAACTCTTACTTCTCGTCAAAGAAAAGATAGGTACAAACCCTTATAACTTGTGATAACATCAATACTATGACTAAGAGAAAAAAACCTGAAGATTGCTTACCTGCTGGTAGACCTACTGTTTACAAAGAGGAGTATTGTGAAAAGATTATAGAGTTCTTTGATATTGAACCTTACATTATGGATATTCTTCCTGATAAGAATGGTGGAAAGAAAATAGAAATCATTCCTTGTAAGTTCCCTACACTAACTAGATTTGCTTGTAACATTGGGGTAACAAGAGAAACATTACATGATTGGGCTACTGCTAAATTAGCCAATGGAAATCTTAAACATCCAAGATTTTCTTACGCATACAAAAAAGCTAAAGATTATCAGGAATCTATTTTGATTGAAGGATCAATGGCAGGAGCATTTAATCCATCATTTGCTATCTTCACAGCAAAGAATGTTCTTGGTTGGAGAGATAGATCAGAAATAGAGAACTCAGGAACAGTAGAAATTAACTATCATGGTGGTTTACCAACTCCTAATGAAACATGATATTTATGCACCAACATTCCATACAGGGCAAATTGATCTTTATAACAATCAATCAAAGCTTAATGCTGTCAGATGTGGAAGAAGATGGGGAAAGACCAAGTTTTTAGAGATACTAGCAACTGATGGAGTATGTAAAAGAAAATCAGTAGGCATATTCGCACCTGAATACAAACAGCTTCAAGAACCTTGGGATCATATTCGAGAGATATTAGCTCCCATTATTTCATCAGCAAATCGCAATGAAGGAACAATTAAATCCAAATATGGTGGCAAAGCTGATTTTTGGATATTAAATGATAATGAACTTGCTGGTCGTGGTCGTGAATATGATCTGATCTTAATAGATGAAGCATCATTTACCAAAACACCTCAAATGAAAGAGATTTGGGAAAGATCACTCAAACCTACTATGCTTACTACAAAGGGTACAGCATGGGCATTTAGTACACCTAATGGAGTAGATACTGAGAACTTCTTTTATTCCATCTGTAATGATCAAACAATGGGATTTACTAATTTCCATAAGCCAACCAGTACGAATCCTTTTGTACCCCTTGAGGAACTTGAAAAAGAAAGACAAAGAAATAACCCATTGGTATTTCAGCAAGAATACCTAGCTGAGTTCGTAGATTGGTCAGGAATTGCCTTTTTTAGCCTTGATAAGATGCTCAAGGATGGTAAACCCATAGACTATCCAGTTAAATGTGATGGTGTCTATGCAGTCATGGATACAGCAGTCAAAGGTGGTAAAGAAAATGATGGTACAGGAGTAATTTACTTTGCAATCAATAAGCTTTATGGCCAACCTTTAATTATCCTTGATTGGGATATTTATCAAGTGGATGGAGCATTATTGGAAAGCTTTATTCCTACTATTTTTCAAAGATTAGAAGAATTTGCTAAACAAACACAGGCAAGGCATGGTTCAATTGGTTTATTTATTGAGGATACAGCTACTGGATCTATCTTAATTCAACAAGGCAGAACTAGGGGATGGAATACTCATAGTATTGATTCAAAATTAACTGCTGTAGGTAAGGATGAAAGAGCTATTTCAGTTTCAGGGCATTATCATCAAGAAAAGTTAAAAATATCGCAATATGCTTTTGATAAAGTATCATCATTCAAAGGTTCAACAAGAAATCATTTGATTACTCAAGTAACTGGATTTAGAATAGGTGATAAAGATGCCCACAAAAGGGCAGATGACCTGCTCGACTGTTTTTGCTATGGTTTAGCAATCGGAGTAGGAGATAAAAGAGGATATTAAAATATGTCAGATATAACGATTACTACAACAAAAGTTGGTGGAACTCTTATTGATATTTTGACAGCTGGAGATATAGAGCCTGGTTCTGATGCTGGTTATCAATTATGTAAAACACTATGGGAATATCATCCTTTAGGTGGAAAACTCGTAGAAAAGCCTATTGTCATGGCTTTATCCAAACCTAGATCAATCAATGTAGATGCAGAACCTAAAGATATGCTAGTTGATGCTTTTCAGCGTGAATGGGATAAATTAGGTGCTACTAATCATATTCGTGATGTTAGTTTCATTAAAAGAGCTTATGGAGCAAGTGCAATTGTTATTGGATCTCCTAATGTTCCAACTACTGAACCATTAGACCTTTGGAAACTTGCTGATCAAGAAATTTACTTTAATCAATTAGAT